CCATGCGAGGGGCGTATGTAGGGCGGCCAAATTGGGGCTGTATAGACAGGTCTAGCAAGCTAGGTAAGCTGTCATGGATAGCCTTCTAAGCTAAAATATCAATTTAGTCAAACAAAAAGCCTCCCCCTCTGACATGACTAAGAGGAGGAGGCTCGGTGCTAGATGGGAAGAGAGAGACCACCTAGAAATTTGTTAAGCAATATCTCTCGCTTTTGCTAGCAAAGTATCAACGTGTTTGTGAACAGCATCGTCGCCGGCCATGAATTTAGCGTGCATTGGGTGCTGACTATCTTCCATGATTGCCTGAGCTGTTTCGGCTGGTCCTCGGAAGTCATCAACCTTGGCTGTCTGACCTGGGCCTCTATAGGAAGCCTCTGAGATCGCGTCGCTTAGGTGAGCAAACATCCTAGTAAGCTCTGGGCTATCAATCTGAGATACTACCTGCTTGACGCCGTCAATCTGCTCTTGACTAAGTCCAGCTTGGATTCCGAGCTTTTCGGCTGCAACAGTCGCTCCATTGATGCGGGCATCTGTCTCAGTTCCAAATGCCTCTAGAAGCTGTTGTTTACCGGCTTCCCGTCGCTCTTGGGCCTCTGCCTGCCATTGTTCTGCTTGTGCTGCTGCTGCTTCTTGAACAGCCGCTAATCCGGCAGTAATTGCTGGTCCTGGCGCTCCTGACTGGATTAAAGCATCAACTACTGGAGTTGCCACCTCTTCAGTCCAGCCGGTAGCGTTCTGGAAGCTCTCAAAGTCTTCCGGCATCACTTGGTCTGCACTCTCTGGCACACCGGCAGCTTCACGGAATCGGCTCCAATCCTCATCGCTGGCGTCTGCTCCTGGGTAACTGACTGACTTTGCTCGCGCTGCCGTCTGGTTATCCTTGAGCATCTTGGCTAGATCAGATGGACTCTTGCCCTTAAAGTTCCGGTTAATGTAGTCAGCATCGACGCTGTCGTTCTTAAACCGGTCTCCGATCTCTTGAAACCTGCCATCCTCATCAAACATTCCTGTTGTGTCAAAGGTTGGCGGGGTTGATGGGTCTGAGCCGTATTCTTCTGTAGGATCAGCTACGGCAGCACCGCCGCCAGCGTCTCCTCCTTCTTCGTTTCTAATCAATTCGTATTGTCTCATAGATTCTCTTCCGTAAATAGATCGCCATATTCGTCCTTGAACTGCTTCGCGCTCCAGTTCTCGCGTCTCCACTCAACTACCTGCTCTGATTTCCCGCCCATGCGTTTAGTAAAGTATTCTGCTGGAGCATCCTTTTTAGACCGTTTTGTCTTAGGCTTCTTAATAGAAACCTCAACCTCCGCTGGCGATGCGTCACCAATCAGGCTCTCTAGAGTCTCTCGGAACTTCTCCTGCTTGTGGTGAAGCCCTGTAACCTCGCCGTCTACAAGCGTGGCGATCTCTTTCATGTCGGTCTGTCGAATGAATTTGTCGCCAACTAATTTAAATAGTCTTGGATCAATCATCTGGGTTTCTTGGTTTTAGGTTCTCTAGTTCTATGATTACGTGACGGCCACCTTCGCGTAGTTTTGCGGATGTCTCGTTGTAGTCGTCTTCTGCTTTGAACACCGGCTGGTCGAATTGAAATTTTACTTTCATCCATTCCAACAGCGCGTCCCCTTCTGTAGTAGACAAGAGGGTCTTAACCACCTTCCCGTTATGTGTATGTCTGTCCATTATTGCATCATGCCTTGAAGCTTCTCAGGATCGACCTGGCTGGCGTCCTTGGCAGCGCTGGCAGCTTGTTGAGCCATCATCATTTGCTGCTGTTGAGCCATCTCTGCTGCGCGGGCTTCGCGCTGTTCGATCACCTGTTGAAGATTCTTAATGACATCCTCAGAAATGCCGTCATTGCGGGCGCTATCTCTGAGCATCTGGTCAAGGTCAAAGTTGTCGGCAAGCTCTGGAGCGATCTGAATCATTGGCATAATCCGCTCAATAGTGCGGTCAATAGCGTTGTTTTCGATCATCCTTATCGCTAGAGCAATGCGCGAGGTGAACTCAACCTTTGGAAGCGGCACGATACCGGCATTCATTGGGCCATCAGGGTAAAGCTTTACAGACTCAGGTGGGTCTGGGAACACTCCTTCATTAAACAGAAGCAGGAACACGTTCTGGAAGATTGGTGTTAGCTCTGTAGTGATTTGGTTGAAATTAGGCAGGAAGCGGCGAAGGGCAGCGTTTTCGATGCTGGCAACCTCTCTAGCTGTCATTTGCTTGTCCTTCTGGGCTACGGCCTCAAATAGCTGTGCATGGAAGAATCCACGAACCTGTTCTGTCACGTTCTCCATCAATACCATGCCGGCGTTAATGTCGTTGTAGAGTCTCATCTGCTCAGGCTTCATGCCGTTACGCTCATCAAAGACTGTCACGCCATTAGGCCGTGTTGAGATCTCATCCACCGAGTCTGATGGCACTAACCAAGGTGGCTTGACCTGTAGAGCTACGCCCTCATGCACATCTCTGCGGAGCTTGTTCAACTCTCTCATTGCCGGCAGAGCCTTGGATGCTGGTGCTAGACCGTAGTTGTAATCATTCCAGATCTCAGCTCTTGGTGAAGCGAATGGATAGTAATCATATCCACCTTCTTCTAAAATCATTCTGTCTTCTTTACAGACGTAGATGCTGGCAAACGGCTTGTTCTTGGCTTCGATCCCGTTCTTGTTCCGAGGGAAACACGCATGAATCACAGTGAACTGAGTCTTCTCGCCGCCCTTTTTCATATCATTTAGCGATGCCTTGGCCTTCTTGCCTAGATTATCCTCGCCAAACTTATCTGCCATTTCCGAGGCAGTCATAGTGAGCCACCGGTATTCGGTCCGAATGTCTCCCTCGCCATCCTTTTCAATAGCAAATGTGCCTAGACGGTCATAACAAAACTTGAGCAGCTTCTTGTTTCCTCTCTCAACATACAGTGATCCAGTGCCGCCACATCCCATATCGGTGACTACCGGCTTGATCGACTGGTAGAAATTACTGCGTCCGAGAGCAGTTAGTGCTAACTCAGAACATTTGTTATACCACTTACGGCCAGCATCATCAACCTCATGGTCGTCTTGTGGCGTGTAGATCATCCATTTCTCATTTGACGAGAATACCTCGGCTATCATGCCGTTGGAGTAGGTATCTAGACTCTCAATCCCTGTAGTGTCATACAGGCCAGAGAATCCGGTAACGTCAGGCGACTGGGGAGTTTGCGTGAATATATCAAGCTGTGGCTTGAAATACTTAGCAGTCAGATCCCAGTGAGACTTGAAAGCATTAAGCTCACTCTCAAGTGAGTCTGCTTTCCTGAGAATAGTGTCTACGTTCTCGTCGATCATTGTCCCTGAGCTGTCTTAGATCCCGTCGAGTAGTTTGGATTAACGGCTCCACCTCTAGTCGACTGAGCATAGCTAGACTCACTCATGCTGCGTTTCCGCTTACGCTTAGCAATCTTCTTAGCTTCGGTGCGTCCAACGTCTGGCATTGCTGGGGGCGGCGGCGGAGGTGGAGGTTTTGGTGCTAGAAATCCCATGAGCCTCTTTATCGTGTTTACGTAAATATGTCAACTATCTTTAAATATCAAGCAATCGACACTTTAGTATCCAGACCCTGCATTGATGCGTGGCCTACGGCGGCGCTTAGCGTGTGACTGCTGATCGGTCAGCATATCGTGTAGCTCTGCCTCTGCGAGCATTGAGAAGGCGTCAGATGGATGCGACTCCCATCCGTGAGATATTTTGTTTGTGATCCATCCAGTTCCATCTGTAGCCTCTTTGTAATGGTATTGACTTAGAGCGTCTCTGAGGTGAGTAGTTGGCTTGTCTCTGAACCAGATGTTCGGAAATGCCTTCTTGGTCGCGTTAATCCGTAGCTCCTTGTCATGCGTTCTAGGGATTGTCTGGACGTTTGATAGGCCCGCCTTCCTTAGCTCCTCTGCAAACGTCAATCCATTAGGCTGTCTGGCTGCTGAGTCATGTGGCAGCAGGTGACCGCCATAGCTAAATCCTTTGGCCTGCATATGTCCAACACGCTCCTCTAGCGTCATGCCGGCAGAGATGTCACAATCGATAACCGTTCTCCTCATCCCGTCAATTTGCCAATAAATACAAGCAGTATTGACTGGCGATCCAATATCCCATGTCGTCCATACCGGCCCACGATTAGGCTCAAAGTCGCAAACATGACCTAGCCTTAGCGCATCCTCTACTTCCTTGGCGTAGATCGTGCCAGGTATATCAGACGAGAAAGAGCATTCAAACTCCCGCTCAAACACGTTATTCTCCCTTGTCGCCTTCATTCTAGCTAACTGATCAGGCGGTATAAGACCGCTCTCAGAAGCCTTTAAACAAAGAGAAAACCACTCAGGATCTTTTAAGGAGTGCTGGTAGGCTCTCCAGAAGGCATTCTTCCCCTTCGGAGTCCCTACGAACGTGGCCCAACCCTTGTAGTCTAGAAGACACGGTTCTATGACTGACTCCCAAGCGTCTGGTGGAATGTCAGCGTATTCGTCTAGCACTACGCCATCAAAGTAGAGTCCCCTCGCCCGCTCGTAGTTCTCGCCGGAATAAAGCCCGATCTCTGCCCCGTTCTGGAATCGAATCCAAAGTTCCGACTCATTCTTGATCACACCAGGTATCTGATGAGTGAAGGTCTTGAGGTAACTCCAAGCAATCTTTTTGGCCTGGGCCTGAGTAGGAGCGAAGTATCCGTAGCGTAGAGGCGATGACTTTAGACCCTTTCTTGTGTGAGTGTGGCATTTAAGGATTAGATCCTGCAAACATCCGAAGCTCTTACCGCCTCGTCGATGCACCACCAGGCAGGCTCTGTCTTCTGTGCGCTCTAGGTATGGTCTAACCCAGTTGCGAGGCTTCAGCGTTAATCTAGTCTTGTTCGTCGCCATATGCCGTCATGAAATCGTTACGAATTTCGGTAACACTTAGTTTCTGGAAATGATCCGCGCTCCAGCAAATGCCGAATACGTTGATTTCTTTAGGGGTATCGGAAGCGATCATCACGATCACCCTCTCTCCTTCGGTGATCTCAGCAAATGAAGTTATGTTGTAGAAGCCTTCCGCCTCTAGGTAGCTCTCAACCTGACCGAGCTTCTCAACTTCTTCAAATGTCACCTCACTCATCCTCTCCTCCAATCACGATCTCAATCTCGCCGGAGACCTCTACGGAGTGATCGTGCTTGTCTCTCCAATCCTCCTTAAAGCGGTTCTTCATCTGAAATATGTAGCTAGTTGGATTAAAACCATCGATTTGACCGAAGGTTGCCTCACGGCCCTTACGCTCCCACCAAGACAGCCCCTCTTCATACGCTCTTTTTAGGGCGTTAGAAAACTCAGGCTTTTTGTTACCCCAATCCCATAGCGTCTCCCTTACTACGCCAAGCTTAGACGCGATCTCAGCCTTGCCCATGCCTTGCTTACCGCACTCAATAGCAATCTCGCAAAACTCTGGTTTGTATTTTGTCGGACGCCCTCCTGCCATGCTTTTAAATATAAACAAAAAAACCGGCCTGAGCAACTAAATACTCAGACCGGCTGATACACACTAATATGAAACACAAAGCAGCGAGCTGCTGCAAAGGTTGTATCTAATTCTCACACATCGTCAAGGGGTTTTTACGGTTGCCCTCCGGCCCACGCCATGAGGATTAAAATGGCTACAAATATAGCTGACTGGATGATTTCTTTGATGTTCATTGCATTATTATATTAGAGTTCCTTAAAGACCATGAAGGATTTTACTGCTCTCTTAGCAATATCCTCTAGATTAGTAAACCTATCCTTACGATCAGCATCAACTAATTGTGGTCCAGCTGGGTAAGGAGTCGATTCTCTATGAGTATGTTCACTAATCAACTCAACAACACCATTGTGAAGCACCCTATAACGGTCCTCACTCCAGGTTCTTGGACTTGTATAAGAGAATGTGAACTCATCATTGGGCTGAAGAGCAAGAATACGCTTCTGCCTCTTAGTTAAGCAATCAGATTCGTTTCTTTCGAATGCTTTTGGAAATGTCTCTTTAGTAATTAACATGGCTTCTGTCTTTCTACCTTAATTTGATTAAGATTAATATTACAGTGAGACTGACATATGCTCTTCAAGATCGCCTGTCTCGTTAAGTGTCTCAACGATTGGCCCGTATTTATCTGAGTCGAGATACAAGATTGTCTCCTTTTGAGTCTTGTGGGTCACCCAGCATAGTTTTGTCTGAGGGTGATAACAGACTTTGTCCCAGAGGTTAGCGTAGCCCAAGGTTTTCTCTAGATTAGCTAATTCGATAAATGCAACTTCAATTGGTAATGTTTTCATGTCGGAGGGACAATCGCACACCTACAAACCAAGCACAAGCATATTTTAAACTTTTTTAGTTTTTTATTTAGCGCTAGTGTTTAACTAAACAAAGACATCTGTAAAAATTGGCTCTTTATCCTGTCACAAGAAGCCTTAAAATAATCCTCATCAAGCTCTATTCCGGTAAACTCAGCTCCAAATTCCTGGCAAGCTATAGCGGTTGTGCCAGTTCCTAGAAATGGGTCTATTACCTTGCATCCGATTTCACCAAAGCTCTTAAGTATTTTATCAACAAGCTCAACTGGGAAGCTGGCGCTATGACCCTTTACTTTTGAAGGCTTCTTCTTGATGTTCCAAACATTATCTAAAGTGCCTCTTTTGAATCTGGCATCTTTAAACGCTCTAGTGATTGGCCTACCTCCAAGAATTAGCAGGAACTCAAACCTGCTGTTCATTACACCCTCTCCTATGGCTGGTTGACCGTGGCCCTTATCCCAGATGATTACTTCTTTGATTTCTTCAGCATACTTTCCAAGTAACCTAAACAAAGCTGGCTTGTTGCCTGTTATCATTTGGATGTTAAAAAACACTGTATTTGAAACTCTCAAAAGCTCCTTCAAAACTCCATCGATAAACTTTTCGTATTCCTCCATTGGCAGGTTATCAGAATACCCAGTGTATTTTGTTGAAATCTCTTTAGTTACTTGGCGTGAGCAGTATCCGTCACCGCGATGATTGACTCGCAAGTTCATATTGTATGGAGGCGAGGTGATCGCTAAATCAAAGTGGTTATCTTCCACTCCTCGCATATACTCCAAACAATCAGCGTTAATTATGTTTAGTGTGTCTGTTTTCATTTATTAACAGGGTAGAAACAAACAATGTTCAACGGGGCATTCATAGAACGTGCGCTCCTGTCGATCCTTTGAGTCGTATCTAGTCGCCGTCTTCCAATTCGGTCGTGTTTTAGCTGAAATCAGACAAACGTGAGACCAATCCCTGTTGACCACGGCGTAACCGTATAGGTGCTTGATTGGTATGCGGTCAATTTTGAACTTTTCGTCTACTATGATTGCGGGAAACGGAAAATCTTCCGCGCACGTAAAAAACCGATTGATCCATTTAACCTCAACTCTTTGACGGACTTCAAGATCACCGGAATCCGCATAATCGTGTCGGCTCTCAAAATCTGGCCGTAGTGCTGAAAAGTTGGAAACAACAGACCAGCCTTGATCGCTCATCCATTGTCCAACGTGCTGAACGGCAGCTTTTGATTTATCAAGAGCCGCCACGAACTCACTGTCTGATTTCATGTCTCTCTTCTGATTAGGTTTTTAAAACGGGATCTCGTCACCATCCGCAGTGCTGGCGTCTAGTGCCGCTGCCTTGGCCTTGTATGCCTCGCCAGGATCGTTTGTGGCAGGTGAGGCGCTTTCGATACGCCACGCGACCAAATTGTTGAAAAACCTACCGTCATGCTCTCGTCCTCGGATGTTAAAATGCACCGTGATCTCGTCACCGACCTTAGCCTCGTCAATCTCTTTGATCCGATCTTTGACTAACTCAAGTTTAATAAATTGGTCAAATTTGCCGTCATCAACTTTTACGACAAACTCTCTCTTAGTAAACCCCGAGTTAAAGGTTTGCGTATCCCCCAGAATGTGGAGGCTTCCTGTTAGTTTCATGCTTTCGCTCATTTTTTATTTTGGTTATTGATTCGTCTCGCTAATTCAGCCGGATCGTAGTCCGGCGCTGCCGCGAGACATGGGCAGTCTAAAGTATTTCTGACGCAATAAGAATAGGTAGCGCCTGGGTCATATCTAAATCGTGGGTATCCTTCACATTTAACGCAGGGTTTTAACGAGGCATAGGCCTCCCTGATCTCTCTATCCATTTTTGATATGATGAGTTAATCGTGCAACTTGTCCATCAGAATTGTGATGAATGAAAGCTTCAACGCACCTTGGAACTCCGACATATCCTTTCTTATGATGCCAGCTATCAGTGCCGGATGGCGACCTGATATGCTCAGCCGAGCATCCGATGTAGTCTTTCGCGCTCTGCCATTTCGTGACGTTTCGATGGTGAAGGTGATGTAAATAAATCGTCCTGTGCT